CCCCTTGACGAGAGCCTCAAGCGCGAGCGCTTTAGTGTGCGGTACGTCATGCGCGGCCACGAGCACGGCCGGGTGAACATAGGCGGCCTCGACGTCAGCGCGGGAGACGAGCGCAGCGGCTCGCCAAGGGGGCACAGGCGCGGTAGCGGCCTCGGGATGGGTCTTAGTGCCCTTGGCCCTTTTGGCGGCCTTACGCTCGGCTTTTAGGTGCGCCGAAACCTTCTGATTCTTACCCATACCCCTACCTTACCACTTGACCGGCCACTAGGCCTAGATCCGAGGCCCCGGACCTGCTCGCCATATCGACCCGACCGGCACGGCATCTCGGCCGGCAACCCCGAACCCTTAGCAATAGAAAAAACACGAGCTAAAACCGGGGGGGGCGTGTTTGGGGCAGGGGGGCGAGTATAAACCCCTAGTAAATATTCCACGAGCGGGCGCGTTAATATGATTCCCGAATATATAGGAGGTGTTTTTACTCGCCCCCCGCCCCAAACACGCCCCCCCTACCCCCAAAAGACCCTTAGCTGCGACAAAACGGCGAGCTAAGCCAAAAGCCATTTTCCTTAGCTCGGTGAAAACTGCCCCCTAATATCCATCCATAGGCCGTGCTAGGTGCCGTATGCTTGCCCATACACCCCCAATCGAGGCCGAAAGCCTCAAGAAAGAGAGAGCCATCGTGCCAACTTTCGTACAACCCCCCAAGCCCCCCAAGCCCACCCGGGCCCCCGAGCTCGACGGATTGCTCGGCATCCTGGACGCATACTTTCGCAATAGAGCCGTCGGCACCCTCTTGCGCGTCGAGCGTCGCCACGTCGAGCCTGGTCGCTCGGTCCTCACTCACGGCACCTATCGCAATACAGGCCCGCGAGGCTACTACGTACTGGTCGAGGGTATGGATATGTTCCCCTCGGTAAGCGCCACGATGCTACGCGGAGACCGCCCCGGCTTGTTTCCTGACGAGCTTGTCCGGGCGCCTGAGTCTCAGGGCTGCACGTTCAAGCTGGTAGAACCCAAGAGCGCTGGCAACTGATGGGCAACGCAACACCTACCCCAACCCCCGCCCCGACCACCGACGAGCTACTCGCCGCCGCCCTTGACTATGCTCGCCAAGGTATCCGCGTCCATCCGCTCAAGCCGGGCACGAAAAAGCCCATTCTCAAGGGGTGGCCGCTGCTCGCCACGACCAAACGTAAAACCATTCGGGCCTGGTGGCTCAAATACCCTCACGCAAATATAGGCGTCGCCACAGGTAAAAAGTCCGACCTATGGATACTCGATCTCGACGAGGGGGGACAGAAAACTATCGACGACCTCGGCGCCGTATTCGGGCCCCTGGATCTCACCCGCGTCGTGTCCACGCCGAGCGGTGGGACTCACCATTGGTTCGCCTGGCCCGACACGTTCGATGCCGACGCCTCAATCTGGCGCAATTCGGCCGGCGCCCTGGGCCGCGGCGTCGACGTACGGGCCGAGGGTGGCCTCGCCGTAGCCGCGCCGAGCATGATCTCGAAGGATAAGAAAGGCAACCCCTACCCCGGGGGCCCTCGGCCGTACGTGACCGATGGCGTGCCGATCGTTCCGGTACCCTCATGGTTGGCCGACCTCACTAAGAAAGCGCCGCACGCCGAGGCTGAGCTCGTCCCTCAGGCATCCAAGGCGCTCGCCGACCTCGGTGCAACCGCCCTCGAACAGCTTGCCCGCTGGGAAAGCGCCACCCTATCCGCTATCGCTGGCGAGCTTGAGGCGCTCAAGACTACGCCCGGTCGAGGCTGGGATAATGAGGTCGTCATCCGCGCCTTTCGGCTGGTTGAGATAGCGCGGGCCTCATGGTCGAGCCTCACCCTCGACGACGCCCGCGATTTTCTACTCAGGCACTCGCCCCAAGATGACGGTTTCAACGCCGAGCGCGTACTTGCCAAGTGGTCAAGCGCGCTTATCGGTGCGAAAAACGTCTTGCCGATGCCGTTTGAGCCGATCCCCAAGGTTTTTACAATGGAGATCGACGCCCGGGATGCGCGCGCCTTGCGTAAAGACCCCGATGCCTATTTCGACAAGTCAACCGGCATCCTTGCCGAGCGGCTGGCCGACGACCTCGCCTACAACCTGGCAACTGGTATCGACGGTCTCGTCTGGGTATATGAGGGGGGTGTGTGGCTGCCGCGCGACGACGAGATCGAGCGCCGAGCCGTGCGAGCCCTCGGCGACCGCTACAGGTCAAGCCAACTGGGAACGATCCGATCCCTGATACTCAAGGGCCGCGAACTCCCCACAGTGGCGAGCAACCCGACGCCGAGCTATATCAACCTGCCGGCCGGGATGCTCAACTGGGTAACCGGCGAGCTCGTCGGCCATGATCCGGCTTTTCTTTCTACGGTCCAGTTGCCCATTGCATACGACGCGGCCGCCGAGTGCCCGACGTTCGATGCTTGGCTCGCCGAGGTCGTGCCGGCCGACGCCGTGCCGCTACTTTGGGAAGCGCTCGGCTACTTGCTTATGAGCGGTAACCCGCTACAGAAGTCGGTGCTGCTGCACGGAGAAGGCGGTACGGGCAAAGGCACTTTTTTGCGCCTGGTCGAGCACTTACTCGGCGCGGCGAACATCTCGGGCGTGACCTTGCGCGAGATAGTCGACGGTAAATTCGAGGTTGCCGGCATGTTCGGCAAGATTGCCAACATTGCCGGGGATATTGACGCTCACCATATCGTCGATACGTCGAAGTTCAAGCAAATTACCGGCGAAGACAAGATCAACGCGCAACACAAGTTCGCCAAGCCTTTCCGTTTTACGGCTTGGGCGGTACCAATCTTCTCGGCTAATGAGCTCTGGGCCTCAAGTGACGTAACAAGCGGATACTTTCGCCGCTGGTTGCCAATCCCTTTCCCCAACAAGGTGATGGGTACGCACGGTTCCAAGTTCGACGAGGGCGCTCTGTCGAGCGAGGCGCCCGGCATTCTGAACAAAGCTACGGCCTCATTGCGGGTGCTCATGGCCCGGGGGCATTTCGAGATTACCGGGAGTGCTGGCGACCTCATGCACGAATTTGAGCAAGTATCCGACGTCGTGCGTACGTGGCTTTCCGAAGACGAGCACGTTCTCGCCTACGAGGCCGGCAATACGGCAATGGCCGCCAAGCGTACCGATGTCTACAGGGTCTACGCCGCCTGGTGCGACCACAATAATTACGCCCCGCTCAACTCCCGTAATTTTGCTAAACGATTGACCGGCGCCGGCTACGCGCTCGCCAAGCGTAGGGGCACGTTCCATTTTCTCGGCGTCTCGCTCGACGTAATCTCGCCGCTCGACTCATGGATGCACGCGGCCGCGGGGCTGCCCGGCGAGTCGGTCGATTGATGGCCGGCGACGAGGTTGACGTCGAGATCACTTTCACGGTGCGCCGGGGGTCTTTTCTGGTCTCGCGCGCCACGCTGGCCTACCCTGACGAGCTTGCACGCGCGATAGGTATAAACACTCCCGACAGCGGCCGCGCGACCCTCACGAGCCAGCCAGCGGCCAACGGGGCGCAGTTGTTCACCTGGCGGATAATTACTATCCACCGTTGCCCGCCTGGTGCTACCTTGATCTAGCTACCGGCAACGCGAAACCCCCCGACCTACCTCTCACCCGAAGGCTTGAGATAGATCAGGGGGTTTCGTTTTGCGGGGTACCTTGACGAAAGACTAGCTAGGTCTCACGATCCGCTGCTGGCAGTCTAGCGCCCTTTCGCTGCTCGATCGGCCGCTCGCTTGGCTTTCGCGTCATAGGCTGCATGCGCGAGCGCTACGTCGGCCTGGGCGATACCGGCGTCAATATACGCCCGCGCGACCTGGCTTTTACTGAGTCGGTAGGTAGCCGCGTCGTCGGCGATACGGTTGGCCACAGAATCGCTCACCAATATAACGACCTGGTGGGGGTACTTTCCGAGGCCGGTCTGTCCGGTAGGGCTGGCCATGATTGGCCCCTTTCTTAGTGCATAAGTTTTCCGACGGTTCGCCGGTGCGTAGTCCTAGAGTAGTTGACGAGTCACTATGAAACAACTACAGTAATTACGTACCCACTCCCGGGTGCCCGAAAGGTCAAGGTCAAGTAAATGTCTGAGTCAACCAACACCCCCACTGCTGCCTATCGTGGTGGCCACTCAACGCACCGAGCTTTTTTTGCCACGTTCGCCGCCGCTCACGCTTACGCCTCGACGTGCTGCCTACGCGCCACCGAGGGCCACGTATGTATCGACAAAAAGACCGGCAAGGTCTATCGGACTATGTCCGTTGCCGTCATTGCCGCCTTAGCCGCTGCCGCTGTCGCGGCCACCACCCCCGATGTCGACCGCGTAGCCAAGATCGGGGCGTTCGCCACGTATGTAATCGGTTCCGACTCCCACCCCGTCGAGGTCGTCGACGCATCCAAGAGCGGCCATATGGTAACCGTGCGCGCAATGAAAAGCCGTTGCACCGATTATGAGCGACAGACCTATGAGACCGAGAGTAACCCCGACGGCCGCGAGCTGGTTTTCACCCGCCGCAAGGGTGGCACCGATACCCGGCCGATCTACATGCTCGCCGGGTGTAGCTACGGTCTCTTGACTGTCGGCATTGCTCGCCACTACATCGACCCGAGTTTCTAATGCGCTACCGCGAGATCGGTTTCGACCTCATGCCCGCCCCGGAGCCTCGGCGCCATTACTTCCTGGTAATGGCGGCCGGCTCGATAGGCGCGTGCCTCGGTGCCGCGCTCGCCCTGATAGTGAGGTGCGCCAAGTGAGCGACGAGAAAACATACGTCACCCTCGGCGACATTGCCGACGAGTTGCGGATGATGAAAGCTCAAGGGATGACCCGCGAGGCCGTGCTATACGCGCTCGATCGGGTTTTCTGGGAGCGAGACTTCAAGGCCGACGCCGACACGAAAGGCGTAGACAAATGAGTACCTCGACGACGTGGCGCGACATTTCCGAAGGCTCGGCGGTCATTCTCAAGAGGCAACGGTACGTAGTGACCAACTACGCCCGCGACGGCAAACGAGCCACAGTGACAGTCAAGGGGGCGCGAGGCTCTTTCACTACGACCGTCAAGCGCAAAGATCCCGTCGAGCTCGCGCCCGCCTCGGTCATCCTCAAGCGAGCCCCCGAGGTGTCGCCTACGCTGCCTTACGGTGGCAGTCTGCACGACCCCTCGGGGGCTCAACGACGGTGGGCCGAGCCCGGCGAGGTAACGCACGACAAGCCCCCCGCGAAAGCCAAGGGGGGCGCCTGGGACGAGCCGAAAGGAAAGGCCGAGCGTAAGGTCGCCGAGATCCTCGGCGCCCACCTGGTCGGCGAGTCGACCGATCCCGAAAGTGGTTGGTACGTGCCCGAGGTCGACCCCTCAACGATTGCCGCCCACCTATTTCTGTACCACGACCTCAAGCCGGCATCACTGCTCTGGGAGGATCTCTCCACGATGCACGCCGACCAACATGCCCGAGCCCTCGGCGCGGATGCCGTGGCGCTGCACGTAAACCACTGGCACACTAAGCAACGGCCGGTAACGTAACACCGCACCCACTAGCTCGCCGAAAAAGCTGAGCTTGCGGATATATTGACGAGCCACTAGGTTAGTAATCAAGGCCGAAGCGTCGGCCTAACAAGTGCAAGGTGAGAGGCGTCCAAAATGACTAGCTATAACATCGAGGTAACCGAAGCCGAGTTGGACGTCGTACGTCTCGCCCTCGGTCGCATGGTTACCCCCAAGCCGATACGCGCCAAGCGCGCCACGGCCAAGCACTCAGCGGTCAAGCTGCCGACGCTCGGCAAGGTTGCCCGACTGTCTGGTGAATCTTTCCTTACGATCGCGGGTCTCTGGGCCGGTGCCGTAAAGGACCCGACGACATGGCGCGCGCAGCTAGCCAACCGCGCGGCCGCCGCAACTAACCGCAACGCCTACGACGTCGAGGCTGCCTGGGGTATCAAGTGAACCGCCCTACGCCCCCTGGTGGCGTGCCGACCGACGACGGCATGATTGTCCGCTACCCCGCACCTGTGCCGGTGAGCGCTGCCGCTGAGTCCGCGGTACGCCGCACGGTGCGCGCTCGGCGTCGCCGTGATCGAGTGCGATCCTGGCGACTGGCCCCGGCTGGCGTCAAGTTCTCCCATGACCTCGCTCGGCTGATTCTGATAGCAATTGGGGCCGCATGGCTACTTGTTGCGGCCTGGCTGCTCGTCGTCGTCGTCGGCGCCTAACTCTCTCCCATCATCCCCACCCCCACCCCCACCCCGAAAGGTGAAAACATAATGAGCAAGAAAAAAGATAAGAGCAAGTCCAGCAAGCCGACTAAGGCCGAGCTTGAGGCACGCGAGGTCGAGCTCAAGGCCGCGCTCAAGAAAGCCGCCAAGAAAACCGCCAAGACCCCGAAGGTCGACGAGGTCGACGAGATCGACGAGGTCGACGAGGGGCTGAGCTACGGAGATAAGGTGACTGCCGAGTTCCGCGCCACACTCGCCGACAAGAGCGCGAGCAAGAAAGACCGCAAGGCGGCCGCTGCCTTTCTCGAAACCGTCGACAACCCCAATCCGGTACTGGTTCCCGACGTGGCACCCGGCGACGAGCCGGCCGAGGGTGGCTTACCGACACCTGAGCCGGTCGAAGAAAGCACGGCTGCTATCAAGGCACGAGTGAAGGCCAAGCAAGCCGCCCGCGAGTCGCTGCCCAATCCCGACGACGTCGACCGTACCGACGAGTCGGCCGTCAAGGCATACAACGATGGCCTGGTGGATTCCGGGCAACGTCACCTGGCTTTCCTGACAAGCATCATCGAGCGCGAGGCGGCCGCCAAGCAAGAAACCGAGGTGATCGAGACCGAGACCGGCCGCGAGTTCGCCGCTGGCACACCGAGCGACAAGCCGGTCACCGAGGCCGACGTGGCCCCCGAGGTCGACGAGTTCGCGCCGGCCGCTCCTGTTGTCGAGTTTGACGGGATTGGCCGCTACAAGATTTACAACCCCGCCACAGGCAAGGGGCGCGGTTACACCCGGGCAACAACCTACATCGACTGCCTGGAAGATAAAGGAACGCTTGAAAAGTGGAAGATGCGTACCCTACTTGAGGGCGCCTCGATCAACGCCGTCGAGGTCGGTAAAGGAGGCGAGGGCGAGTATTACCTTTCCCTAGTCGCTGCTGCTATGCACACCCGCGACCACGGTCTCAAAAAGCTCGCCAAGCGTGACCGCAAGGGAGACCTCGCTACAGGTGAGCGCGCCATTGCCGAGGCTGCACTGATCGGCGACTTCAAGCGGGCTCTTGACACAATCGCCCATGACGCCCTAGAGCTCGGTGGAGTCCACGAGAAGGCACAAAAGGGAACCGACCTGCACGCGCTCTGTGAGGTCTACGACCTCGAAGGCCTGGGGCCGATCAACGAAAAGCTCAAGTCCGGCGAGATCACCCCGGCCGACCACGCCGACGTCGTGAGCTACGCCGAACTGCTGGCAAGCCTCGATATCAAGATCCTTGAGGTCGAACAGATGGTCGTGCGCGACGACGTGTTCGTCGCCGGGCGCCTTGACCGCCTGGCACTGGTCCGGTTCCCTGGCGCGCAGCGCGCAGTGAGGGTCATCCTCGATATCAAGACGGGCCGCGTCGACTACTCAGCCGGCAAGATCGGGATGCAACTACTCACCTACGCGCTCGGCAAGGGGTACGACCCGGCCGACCCGACCGCTCGACGCGATCTCAAGGCCAACCGGACTAAGGCGCTGCTGATTCACCTCCCGGCCGGCAAGGCCGAGGCTGCTGCTTATGAGGTCGACCTCACGCTCGCCGCCCGCGGGCTCAAGCTGGCCGGCGAGGTGCGTAAGTGGCGCAATGAAGGAAAAAAGGTATACGACCTCAAGGCACCGCTGGTCATGCTCGAAGCTGGCACGATACCCCCGAGCGCTGCCTGATGGCTTTCGCCGACAAGATAAAGGCCGGATACCTTACCGGCGTCTCGGAGCTCGCCGCTCGCCAATTGGCCGAGGGTCGCCGGTACTATATCCCCCGGATGCCGCGAGGGACTCAAAAAGAGTCACCCGCTATGGTGATCTGGGCCGAGGCTGTCGAGTTGATCGAGGCCGAGGGTTGGACCTTGCACACCTGGGCGCTCGACGCCGGCGACGCGGTGCCGCTGTTCACCCGGTCGGAGTAGTTGACCGGCCACTAGAAACTGTTGTAAGCTATAAACAAGGCCCCCCGGTGTGCACACTTAGGGGCTGGGCCATCTGTGGATCTTGGAGGGGTAGCCCCCCGAGCAAGCGTAGGGTTCGACTCCCCACATGGCCACGACTCGCCCGATCCGGGCGATCATCATGCAAGACAAGTCAAAGGACAAGATCATGGCAAAAGACGTCAACGGCAACAAGATCCCCAAGAGCAAGACCCCCGACGCGACAAGCAAGCCCAAGGCCTCAACGCCGGTCGAAGATGACGACGAGTTTGGCGGTCCCGGCGAGCGAAGCAACTTCAAGCTCGCCGACCACGTCGGCGCCCTGATCCTGTTCACGCCGAAGAGTCTTGAAGAGGGTATCGAGACCTCATTCGGTGACGCCGACGCGATCAAGACCGACGTCGTCGTTCTCACCAACGAAAAAGGTAAGGCGCTTGCCGAGCCGATCGAAGAGTTCGGCGCCCTGATCTTCCAGCGTGTTGTGATCGGTCAGCTTTCCGAGTCAATCGCCAAGCGTCGCGTTCTCGGCCGCGTCGGCAAGGGCGTCGCCAAGAAAGGGCAGTCCGAGCCTTTCCTGATTGAAGAACCGAGCGACGACGACAAGGTAATCGCCCGGGCGTATATCAAGACAATCGCCCCGTTCTAGTCTCTCGGTAGTTCCCCAAGCGCGGGGCGGTCATTCTTTCCCCCAAGATGACCGCCCCGTTTTTTTCACCCTCGACATGCACGAAAGGCACACCTTGGCACCCGCACACCGCCCTAACCACTTTCACACCGACTCCCTCGGAGATCCGGCAACCTGTACCGGCGACCACGTACACCCCGAAGGTCACGCAATGGTCGACACCGACGCATTGATAGCTCGCCTCAACGACGCGCGCAGTATGACAAACTCGACACTTTCGGAGAAGATTGTTTCCAACGTAACCGCGGGCGCCCTGGTCGCCATCGTCGAGCGTTTCGACGCCCTGGTGCGTGCCATCGAATCGGCGATACCCGCGATCGTCGACCCCGGGGTATACGGCGACGAGCTCGACGACGACGACGACGACGACGACGACTCTTACCACGATGGCCCCCTGGACGACCGCGTAAGCGACGACGGACTAGTACATTACGAGGACCTCGACGACGACGACGACGACGACGAGACCCCGCCACGTAACCCGCTACTCGACCTGCTCGATCAGACAGCGACCCCCGAGGTCGAGACTAAGGGCAAGAAAGGCCGCAAGGTCTAACGATGGCCAAGGCAAATTGCCGCGAGTGTGGCGTGCGTCCCAAGTGGGGCGCGCGCCATCGTTGCGTAGTGTGCGCGACGAGGCACGCCCCGGCCGGCGATAAGTCGACCGAGTCCGCCCGACGCCTGGCAATGGTACCTGAGCCGCTACGGCGTAAGACGGTGCCGGCGAAAGAGTGGCCGGCTGGGTCCCGCTGGTGCGCGGCGTGTCAGTCTTTTGTCGACCTGGTTGACGTCGCCAAAGGGGCGAGCCGCTGCAAGTCGTGCGCCTCGGCGGTCGGCCATGCTGCAATGGTGGCCAAGACGTACGGGCTGACGCCCGAGGCCTACACCGCGCTGCTTGATTTGCAAGGTGGCAAGTGTGCGATCTGCCGCGCCCGGCCAATCAGTAAGCGACTGGCAGTCGACCACGACCACGCGACCGACGCCGTGCGCGGGCTGCTCTGCTCGCGTTGTAATCACGACCTGATGGGCGCAGCCTGGGATAGCTCGGCAATGGCACTAGCGCTCTGGCACTACATAAACACGCCGCCATCGTCGGGTGCGTGGCGCGCCCCCGAGCTCGGTCTCAACGCGCCTACCACGCCGCCACTGGCAAGCGACGAGCCCGAGGTCGACGAGTTCGCCACTCCCGACGGTTCTAAGTCGGCTACGGGCCGCGTAGCGCCTCGCTCGATCTGGGATACCGTCAACGACCCGCCGCCCGAAACCGTCGTTTTCGGTCGAAACAAGAAAGGCCTTATGGTGCTACCTTTCGGCTCGGAGCGAGACCCTACAGGTAAATTCTGGCGGCTGTTCGTCGCCGATGGCGACCCAATACCGTTCTAATTCGTGCCGGCATGAAAAAACCCCCCGACCTTGATAAAGCTCGGGGGGTTTTTCGCGGGGCGTCCAGACCTCATTGCATAGCTTACAGGGGGACGATGGCCTTCTGTGGCACGCTGCCGGCGCCGAGCTTGATCAGCCAGCCATTTACGGCAGGTACCGCCATGATTCGAGTGAGCACGCCGAGCACGGCGAGCGCTGCGACGATGACGCCATTTACCCAGAGGTAGACCTCACCCGGCACGTCGGGCGCTTTGAAAGCATCCGCGAGCGCCGGCAGACTCACGTTGGCGATCGGCACGAATACGACGAGAGCGGCGAGAATGGTGCGAATTACTCGCTTGCCCTTGTACCAAATTGTCTCGGGCGTGTCTGTTTGGATCTTCGGGTCTACTGCCACGGTGGCCGGGGTTGTTTCGATCATGTCAATACTTCCTATCTGCTGGTTACGGGGTGGGGGGTGTGCATGTATACGTCGGCGAGGCTGGGTCGAACGGCGTGTCGCGTGAGCACGTTGAGCCGTTGGGGTACGACCACGAGCTCGGGGGCTCGCCGTCGACGCCATTGATACCGTTGGCACCTGGCGCGCCGTCTGCCCCGTCGGTGCCGTTGATACCGTTGGCACCTGGCGCGCCTGTAGTTCCGTCTGCCCCGTCGGTCCCTGGCTCGCCGGTCGTGCCGGTCGTGCCGGTCGACCCGGTCGTGCCGTCGAGGCCTGCCGGGCCCTGCACGCCATCGTTACCGTCGAGGCCGTTGATCCCTGGGAAACCGTTACGACCGTTAAGCCCGGGGAGACCGGGTGCCCCTTGCGGGCCCTGTACTCCGGTAATCGTCTCGCTCGGTCCCGCGACGGGGACCTCACCCGACTTGATGACCTGCTCGCGCAGAGAGTCAGTCGAGGTGGCGAGGGCCTCAAGCTGCTCGGATTGCGAGCTCACGGTGTAGCCCTGCACGACGACGGCCGCGATTACGAGCGCCGAGAGTGCCAAGATCCCCGCGCCGACGAGCGCCGGGATGACCCTATGCGTCGTAGAGGTTATCCGGCCACGGCTCGGGGGGTGGTTGCTTTCCATTTTCGATATCTGCTCTGAGTCGGCCGGCATAGTTTATCCCTCGTAGGTGTAGCTTTTTTAAGTCCCTGTTCTCGTCGCGCAGTGACTCATTTTCTGAGCGAAGCCCGCTCATGGCATCATTACGCGCTAGTCGGTTGCCAGTCCGCCGACTGGCGAATACGGTCAACGCTACGCCTGAAACGGCTATAATGGCGACGATTATAGGGGTAAACAAGGTAATCCAATTCACTGTTTCTGGCATGTTTTTTCATTGTCCCCCTCGGGTCCTAGCATAAGTTACGTCTTGACTACGCGCAGTACCACGATGTATGGCTGTAAATTGGAGTGAGATCCACCGCCCCCTGTGCTCTGGTTGACGGCCGTGGTTCCGTCTGCGGTGATGCCGGTGTACCCTTTAGCCGTCTGCTGGCTGGTCTTATTGTCCATCCCGGTACCGCCGCCCGTACTGAATACGGCGTTACTCGAATTGGTGCCGTAGCCGTGAGTATGGCCGGGGTCGGTCATGTTGTGGCCGTGGTTGTTCTGTACGTGAGTGTGACTAGGCATCTGGGCCGATGTGAGGGTGACCGTTTCGCTGCCATTTTTTGACCCGAGGGTGGAGAAGGTCCCGCTTGTTGTCTTGTCTACCGCCACCCGGCCGGTCGAGTCTGGAAGTCGAAACTGTGTTGACGTCTCGCCGCCGATATTGTAGCGCGTGCCCAAGACGGCAAAAAGTTCTGGGTATGCCGAACGGCCATACACCGCGCCATCCTCAAGCAAAAACCCTGATGGCGCCGAGGTCCAGTGCCCCTCGATGCTTGTCCCTGCTGGCAGGTCGCCCCCGGGTGGCTTGACCGCGGGGCTGGGTTTACCGACCGAGCCGATGATGACGTAACCCCGACCTTGAGGGAGTAAAACGACGCGATCACCCGAGACCGGCTGAACACCTGAGTAGGGATAGCCGCTAATGCCCATAAGCGATTCGCCGTCGAAAAGCACTTGGGGATTGCCGGCGCCCGAGTAGCCTGGGTCGACTGTTCCAAGCTTGACCGGCTTGTCTTGACTGGGCACGCTCCCCTCGGGCTGGCCGGTGAATCCCGCCACGCTGTCAAGGAATGACCGCGCTAAGTCGTTGCCGTTCATACGTTGACCACTCGCCTAACTGTGTGAGACATTGCCGCCCCTACCGCCAAGGGGAGATCCCAAGTGTGCTCTGAGTAAACCGCGTCGACGGCGAGCCCGGGGAAGTTGAGGCGCAGCACGTCGGCGTTACTATGCAACGGCACCGAGGCGGTGGAAAACTTGATATTTTCAAAAATTTGTGAGGCTGAGAACCCGAGCCGCTCGGCCTTAGCCGTAAGTGTGGCCTGGTCTGCCGCGTCGGTTTCGGTGCGTACGTCGACAATCACCCGGCCGCGCGATACGGTCGACGTCGGCGAGGTGGAAAGCGTATTGGTGTAGGTGCCGACTAGCGGCACCTGGTCGGCCTCACTCTTGACCAAAACCCATTTATTGGGAACCTCGAAGAGATCCAAGGTCTGAGTGCTGGGCCCGATTATCAGGCTCATGGAGTCAGCGGCGTAGGTGTAACCGGGCGTGCGATCGGCCGGCGAGAGGTAGGGACGACATATGAGATTGCCCGCCTCGTCGAACCATGAACTTTCGTAATTGATTGCCCCCAGTAGGTCGTTGAGTATCCTCAACTTGGCCGTACCTGGTTCCCATTCCATACCGGCCGGAAGAGTGAGCGCCGACGGTACGACCGACCGGGAAAAGCTGAATGCAAGCGTGTTGATGGCGTCGGTATACTTCACCCCGGCCGCAATGCTGTAGCGGTCGGTCGTCTTATCCTGCTGCAAGACGAGTAGCTGGTCGTATGCCTCGACGTTCCGCCTAACGATGCCGTCGGTCCCGAGTTCGCGCTCGGGGGTTGAGAGTAGAAACACGCCTTGCGGCCACTCGACGAAACCGCCGTCGAACATGCCGAGCCGGGCCCAAGGGCGTATCCGGTCTTTCAAGTAGTTCAATCCGCCGCGATCGAGTAAAGAGAACTTGGCCGTACGCTTGATATCGGCAAGGGCGTTGTTACTCACGGTGCCGCTCAAAACGTAGTCGATCGGCTCGATGTATTTATTCAACTCGTCGAGGCGGTCATACCTGTAGCTCATGTAGCGCGATCCCTGGCGGCCTGTAAGCGCGTCGGAGACCTCGGCGTCGGTGTAGTGGCCGAGGGGGTCGAGTGCCTGCATTATGAGCTCACGTCGTAGTCGACGCGGCCGAGTAAGACACCTATCGCCGTTCCGGCTCGACCGTCTGCAATGCCAAGACCACCCTTGAGGGTGGCGTACATTAGCCGCCCTCGGTTGTCCCTGTAGTTGATTGCCCGCCTGGCGAGCACGGCCGCCCGCCAATACTCGACGCCGGCCGCGTGCTCGTCACCGAAAGGCACGAAAATTGTTAACGACAAGTCGAGCGCCGAGGCCTCACCAAATTCCGTTATCGCGTACTCACGGCCGACGAGGTTGAGGTCGACTGCCTCGACATTCACGGTTTCTTCCCGACCGTCTGCAAAAAGATAGTTGCGCTCAGTGCCGGCTGGGTCTACGGGGTCGAATACCCACACCCCGACAAGAGAGGGGGCCTGTATCGTCACAATGCTGCTGGCCGCTTGGCTCATGCTGTCACCCCGATCACTTGGTAATCATAACTTGCACCGCTGGCGACCGCCCGGTCGAGGTAGGTCCCACCATTGGGCATGCTGCCGACGATCAAGAAAGGCGTACCGCTGCCTGCCAGTCGCCGCGTAACGTCATTTCGTACGACCTCGGGGCGCGAGCCCGTCGGCGCCGGATTGACGGCCACGATGGCCACGTACGACTCCCCGACCGAAAGCGTCACCGTCGGTATCATTGGCTCGGAGTAGCTCGGGGTGATCAGTCTTGTAGTCGTTGCCGTCGGGGTGCCTGGCGCGTTGGTGACAATTGATACCTCGATAGCTACAGGCACGCCACTACCTAGCGGGCCCACAGTGTACGACGTCGCCGTCGAGGCGCTCATTCCGGTATCGGATAGTACGGCCGAGTCTGAAACGCGCAGCACTCGCAAGCGCCGCTGTGTCTGCACGTACCCGTTGGCCTGAGAGAATGACCACGTTACAGAGAAACTGGCGAGCTCGAAGCCGGCCGGGTTGTCGGTGGCCGGCGAGGTGATCGTAAGAGTGCCGAGCGCCGAGGTGCTGAAAGCGTCGTAAGCCGAATAGGTGCCGGCCACGTCGAGCGCGTCATAAGTACGCGCCCGCCACCGATAGGCAACGCCGTTGATTAGAGCGTTAGCCGCCACGGCTCGGCTGCCGGTAGCAGAAACAACCTTTCCCGACGTGACGACGTTGACAGAATCGCTTACCCGCTGGATCTCGAAGTCGTATGCGGTTTGGGCGTCCAAAGGGTTGGGGTCGCCGAAGGTCCACGAGAAGTTGCGTGCGCTCGATGCGTCGTAGCCGCCCTCGTCGACGGTGGCCGGCGCAGTCGGGGCGAGGTTGCCCGAGCGATCACTGTAGACCGCGGTCGACTTGACCGAGCTAGAAACGTTGCCCGCCTCGACGATTACTCGTCGCTCGTCGACGTCGCCGGATGGCACCCGTAGCGACGAGTTAGACCCCGTCCCGAAGGTGGTAGTAAGGATGGCCGGCGAGGTTGCAACGTAGGTGGTCGGCGATATCTCGATCGACTCGATCTTGAGGCTGCTGTCGTCGGGGAGGTAGTAGGCGGTGACGAGCCCGGCGACGCGGTCATAGAAGGCATCCCACTGCCCGCCGA